TCCTGAAGGGACAATACCTGAGCTCCGGTGGTACCATCTCGCTTTCTCAGATGGCCACCTTATACAGCGCCGTATCAAGCGGATCTGCCCTGTCTACTCCTTCTCTGGCACCTGCTAATCCGACCGTATTCGACTACTACGAGCAGCTGATGACACCGACCGTCCGTGAGACCTACTCCGAGACCGGCCGCTACAACCTAGCTTCCCGTCCTGATTCCGCCGGCGGCATGAGTCGCGATGGATTAGTTGGACGCTCTGGATTCACCGCCATTTCCTACCGCGGAGTACCGATTGTCCGTGACTACAAGGCTCCCTCCGGTAACTTGTACATGATTAACGAGGACACGCTCGAGTGGCGCGGAGCCAAGGGTTGGGCTGCTCTTAACTACCAGGGCGTTCCCTTCACTCACTCAACCATCGAAGGCGTTTACTCCGAGGCACCTCTCAAGAGCATTGACGGATTCGGCTGGAGCACCTTCCGAGCTCCTATGAACCAGTTCGGTGTTGTTGCTGACGTGTTGATGGCCGGTAACCTTCTCTGCAAGCGTTCTAACCGTAACGGCGTGTATACGGCAATTACGGGAATCTAGCCTTAACTACATTAGCCAACGTACTAATACTCGCCCTTATGAAACTCGCCGCATCCAACCCCATAATCATCGACTTCGACCCGTTCAACACGAGCACCGTGCAGCAACACGACCTCGGGACGGAGTTCAAGCTCTCTGACGATCGCTCCTTCCGCTACTCGCTCGCCGGTGCTGCCAACCTTTCTGCCGGAAAGTGCAACACCGCCCCGGTGCAGAAGACCAACCACATGAATGTCGCTGTCCAAGCTGCTGCTGCCATCGGAGCTACCTCCGTCTCGCTGACGCTCGGCGCTACCGCAGCTTTAGCTAACGAGTACGCCGAGGGCCTCCTGGTCGTTGGTCTTACTCCTGGTCAGGGCCACTCGTACAAGATCAGCTCGAACCCTGCCAACGCCGGATCCCTGACGATCACCGTTCCCCTGTTCGACCCGATACAGGTTGCGCTTACCACCTCGAGCAAGGCCTCCCTCGTGCATAACGTCTCTAACGGAACCGTCGAGGGTACCGTTCAGACTATCCGTCCCTCCGGCGTTACCATGACGCCTGTCACTGCCGCCAACTACTACTTCGGCCAGATCCACGGTGTCGCATCTACCCTGAATGACGGAGCGATCGCGCTTGGCAGCTGGGTAACGCTTTCCAGCTCAGTATCCGGCGCCGTAGCCGCCATGTCCGCGACCTACGGTACCGCTCTGCTTACTCCCCGCGTCGGTGAGATGCGCGTCAAGGTAGGTGTCGACACCCAGTACGAGCCGGTCTTCCTGGACATCGCCTAATCAGCCTAACCTAACAGCTATGGCTGAATACATCGAGCAGTACATCCCGGTAGTCCAGCAGGTCGGCCTGCAGACAAAGAAGAACATCATCCTTGGGGGATCCGCTAACCTTGACCTATCGGGGACTAGTGGATTCGTAAAGGGGTTCTCTTCCCAGATAATTTCCGGTCAGGGAGCAACGGCAACGCTTACCACGGGACAGAGTGGCGCGATATGCTTATTCGACCGGGCCGCAGGCATAATCTATACACTTCCTGCCCCGGTTCCTGGTAACCAGTTCACATTCCTAGTAACGGTTTCGGTTACCAGCAACAACCATAAGATCATCACTGACACCGGTACTACCCTTTTGATCGGCCAGATTGCTAATGCAGTTGCGGCGGGTACCAACACGACTTTCATAGGAAACGGAACTACTCACATCTCCCTCACTCAGAATGGAACGACTACGGGAGGATTAATCGGATCATGGATCAACCTGATATGTACTACTACTTCCCAATGGATAGTCGACGGAGTAACACTGGGAAGCGGAACCGTCGCCACGCCGTTCGCAACAACCTAGTATGTATGCACATATCGTAGACACAACAGTAACTCAGGTATTCACTGGATACGTCCGCAAGGCCCTCATCCAGGTGAACGCCGCCCTTACCGGCACGATCACCGTGTACAACGCCACGGGAAGCAACACGACCCCAGTGGTCGCTGTCATCACCAACCCTACCGTGGGAAGCATGTACGAGTACTGGGACTTGGAGACGGGATTTAAGGTAGTGGCCTCCACCACCTGCGATATTACGGCATCTGGCGATGCTGGACGCGGCCCCAAGTAGCCGAAAGAACAAGAAGGCCCCTTACAAGGCCTTCTTTCTTGCGTTTAGGCGCAGTTAGGGAGTAGACTTTATAGTATCATCTATCATTAAGGCGACTATATGCCTGCTGAGCGCGAACACAGCCCGGAAGACCGGGTAAAGATCAAGAACATCATTGAGACGAACGGAAAAGACGTTGCCACATTTTGGCGCACTGTTTACCGCAAGGAAGGTGTTAAGGACTTGAACGGGGGAGTATCCGTGCGTGAAACGGCTAGTGAACAAGAGTTTGAGTGGGACTTTGCTAAGGGATTCTTTTTCTCCTGGGGGAATGAGTACTACGTCATTCGACCTGGCGAGGAAAAGGTATATCCACGCTTCCTCGCAGAACATGCGGTGGATCATATGGTGCAGTACATGCTCAATAAGGAGTACCAGGCCACTCGCCGCTCTCTTGAGTCGGGCCTAGTAGCCTACGACAACAACATCCTCAACAATGAGGCTAAGAAAAAGGCATACCGCAACCGAATTATCGTCGGTGTAGAGGAATACCGAGGGGCTTCCAATGATTCCTTTGAGCAGATTCTTGCCAAAGAGTTCGGTGGAAATTTCGATGAGGTAGCCGAACCCCAGATCAACAAAGAAGATGTTCTAATTACTAAAGACGAGGTGGAGCAATGGACCCCTCCAGTTCCCCAGAAGCCTAAAGATGTTATACCTCCGACTGATAACCCTGAACTGAAGGCCATGCGTGAGGAAGCCGACATTAACGACGTAGAGTACACAGCTTCCGACTCTGCCGCGATCATCAAGAGCAAGATCCTTAAGGCTATGGCGTGAGCGCCCCGGAAGACGAGCTCTGGACGGTCTGCAACGTCTGCGTCGGTGACCTTGGCACCGACCTGACGTACGGCTACTCCTACGCCGACTACTTCGAGGTTCGGTGGGAGGGCGAGCCGTTCAGGCTTCCTCCCGGCGAGACGGCCGTGGTGCCCCGGTACCTCGCCGATCACTTCGCCAAGCACCTCACCGACCATATCCTCAAGAGAGACGGGCGGATGCTGCACGACGAGTCCCTGAGAAAGACCCTCATGGAGAGAATAATCCTAAGCAAAGCAGATGGAACTGACAGAATTGAGCAAGGAACTGGAGATTCACTTGAGCAAAGCTCGGGAGGCGGAAGCAAGAGTATTGGAGGCACAGGGGGAGGCGATAAGTTGGGAAGCGAAGTCGAAACTGTTCAAGGAGAAAGTCCAGAAGACGGAAGCTTACCTCCTAGAACTGGAATTGAAGGTGAAGGAGGCGAAGGAAATCCTGGAGTCCTCGGAATCGGAACGGCAGCGTCTGGATTTGGAAGCACAGGAAAACCGGAAGTATCTTATCGCATCCGCAGTGGAGAAGATAAAAAAACTAGAAGCTGAGTTTAAGGAAGAAAAAGCTTTTTCGGAGGCTCTGATAGAGCAAGCTTCAGAAACAATATTTAACCAGCGGCAAGAAGTAGAGCAAGCCGAAAAGGACCTTTTAGTATCAAAAGAAGCGTTTTCCTTGCAAAACTCGGCACTGGTAGCCAATGAAAAACGCCTCATGGAACAGTTGGAGGAGTTTGAGGCCAAGGAATCGGCCCTTTCTGGCCGCCTTAAAGATGTCGGAAAGCGCGAGGAGGCTCTCGCCAAGTCCGAGCTGCTCATGGCCGAGCGCAAGGCCGCCCTGGCCAAACTGGAACAGTCCAGCCGAAAGGAGTCCGAGTCTATCGCCCTGAGCCGCCAGGAGGCATCCGAGGCGCAAAAGAAGGCATTGGAGCTTGCCGACGCCTACGAGCGCCGCCTGGCCGCCCTGGGCGAGAAGGAGAAGGTCCTGAAGGTACGTGAGATACGCCTGGCTGATAGAGAGGGTGTTGCGCTTTCTCACGGCTAGACGTATTCTTGTGATATGAGCCTTACTCCCTGGTCTATCAATGCGAATATCGACGCCAATGAGCGCCAGTACGACCAGTCCGGCGTGACTTACGACCAGGCAGGGCTTACCTATGACGGCATACTCGCTTCGGCAATCAGCCCGTCCCTATCACCCTGGACTCCTAATACTGCTCCGTCTCATACCTCCTGGACAATCGTTACCCCATGAGTACCTCAACCTTTCCTACTTCCCTTGACTCTTATACCAACCCGTCCTCGACGAACGCAGTTAATAGCCCGTCCTTAGCTGCCGGTCAAACCTTACAGAATGATTCTTTAGCTGCTCTTGAGACTAAGATTGGTATAGATAACAGCTCGGTGACAACTACGATTGACTACAAAGTCAAGAACGCCGCAAGCCCGATAAACTCGGCCATCACGCAGCTTCAGCAGAACGTAATCACGCTTTACACGGACACTGGTTCTGCTAATACGTATGTCATTACTCCCACCGTCTCTATCGGAGCGTATGCCAAGGGACAGGTTTTCTTTTTTATCGCTGCTAATACGAATACTGGAGCTTCCACTCTGAACGTCAACGGTCTAGGTGCAAAGGCTATTAAGTATCAAGGGATTGTACTTCCCGCTGGCTTTATCCAAACTCTTACGACAGTCCAAGTGATGTATGATGGGACTCAGTTCCAGTTACTTAACCCGGCTAGTAGCTTACTTGGTTTTGTAGATATTACGGCAGGTTTCATAACCACCAACACTACAGAAACTCCTATAACTGGAATGACTATTACTGTAAATGTACCCGCTGGAAGAAGGGTAAGATTGATATTATACGTCGAACATATCAGTACAACTGGCGTTCCAGGTGCTCTTATCATTGCTATTTCTGAGTCTGGTGTTGATCTGCAAAGGAATCAGACGAATAATGCTACATCAACTCGTCCAGATTTAGGAGGACCAGTTATACATATCCTTTCCCCAACAGCAGGTGCTCATACTTATTATGCTCAAGTTTCCCAAAACACTTCAGGGACTCTAACTATTGACTCTGGTTTTCATACACAGTTATCCGCTGAACTCATCTAATGGTAACCTACGACGACTTCCTCCAGTCCTGCTATGACCTTGCCGACGACATGTCGGCGGGGAACCAGGCGTTCCTGATTCGGATGGGCAACACCGCCTACCGGCGGGCCATGCGCTACTTCGGGCGGCAGTTCGAGGAACGCACCAAGACGACTACCACGGTAGCCGGGCAGCAGTACTACCAGCTCCCGATCGACTACGCCTTCGGTAAGAGCTTCAAGACTCTGGTAGGGGCGTATTCCTATCCTACTGTTGAGGTCCTCTCACAGACCGAGTGGGACGAGCTGAACCGCATCACCACCCTCTCCAACACCCGGCCTACCCGCCACTACATCCGCCTGAATGCCGGCATCGGGGGTGACGAGGTGGGGTTCTGGCCTACTCCTTCAGCCTCCGGCGATCCGATTACCTTCGTCTATGAGGCGGTACCTTCCGACGTTCTGCAACCAGCAACTCTTGGCATGACCGGTTCCCTTTCCAACGCCAGCAATCTACTGAACGATTCTGCCTCAACCTTTACCCCTCTGTTGATAGGCCGTTATTTCTGCATACAGCCCCCATATGGAGACGGTCAGTACTATAAGGTCACTCAGTACGTCTCATCCACTCAGCTAGGCCTGCAGAATTACTATGAGGGTCCGACCTTCACGACCGAGCCGTACGGCATTTACGACCTGTTCGGCATTGCCGAGGAGGCTCAGATGGTGCCAGTCTACTACGCCATGTGGCACTTCTACCTCATGCGCCGCAACAAGGACCTGGCAGACTACTACAAGGAGATGCACGACGAGGAGATGAAGAAGTGCCGGGACAACGAGGTGGCCAAGAGTCACGACAACATCATCTCCCGCAGGGGGGGCGATAACGGGGCGTTCCTGGACTATCCGCCCTGGTTCCCAAGCAACGGAATAACTCCCAGCTGATATGGCTATCCAGGTACTTTCCATGACCCGCTTCAACGGCGGCATCGCCATTGGGGACAAGGAGACGATCACTTCCGTCTACAACCAGAACGGCCTCAACAGCTCCTGGCGTTTTGGGGTAGGGGTTAATGTTCACGACGAGCCTTCCAAGTTCTCGGCCCTTCCCGCCTCAGTAAATGTCCTGTCTGGAACCTATGGCTCAGGAGCGGTCATCCAGGATGAGCCTAGGTGGTTCTGTAACGCTTCTCCTTACTCGGCTGCCACCTTTATGTACGGCTCTACCGGGAGGGTGTACCAGGAGTTAGCGGGGGTATGGATGTACCTGTTTACCGTCCCGTCCAGCGTGGGGAACGGCATGTGCATATTCAATGACTACCTCTACTGTGTGGGAGACACTACGATCACCCAGTACGGGCCACTTGATGGAAGTCCTGCCGTCGTCAATAATTGGCAGACTGGGCTCAACTCGACCAACGCCCTGGGCTTCGCCCCCTGCCTGGTCGCTAATTACGGATTCTACGTCGGCAACGGCAACCAGATAAGCTCCTGGGGCAACAGCACCGGCTCCTACGTCTGGACGGCCTCGGCGGTAAGCATCAACTCAACCCGCAACGTCATCTCGATGGTCCAGATCGAGCAGTACGTGGCCTTCGGGACTACCAGCAGCACCTCGATATTCGACAACGAGAAGGGGTATGTCTACATGTGGGACGGTGTTTCGCTCACCCCCAACTACTACAGCCCCGTTGACATGGGATCCAACAACTTCGTGGCCAACTACCGCAACCAGCTCCTGTCGGTCAACGGGATACAGGGCATGATCTACCTGGGAAACGACCCGTTCGTCAAGGTACACCAGCTTCCTTTCATTCCCATCTCCGGGAGCTGCCAGGTGTATCCTGGGGCTGTAACTACTTGGAAAGGAGAGGTCCATATCGGATTTGCCGCCAACTCATCCGACCCTAACTTCACCCGTGGCGTCTATGCCTGGGGAGCCAAGGTGAACGCCTACCCGGACGCCCTGACATGCAACTACCCGATATCCACCGGCAATACCGGTAGCACCGTGCAGGTCACCTCATGCGCCGGCTTCGGCAACTACCTCTACATCGGCTGGCGGGACGGAAATACCTGTGGCGTGGACAAGGTTTCAGCCAGTAACAACCCGGTGAACGGTGCCCGGATCAACTTCATGGTATTTGACGACGGGCGCGTCCCCCAGCAGAAGAACGCCATGCAGCTGCACGTGTACCACTCAGCCCTGCGTCCTGGTGAGTCGGTTTCCATCTACTACCGGATAAACCGTACCGACGGCACTTCGCCGTTCCTTACGACGCCGGTCGTTACCCACTCCTACGGAGTGTCCCAGAACCCTGGAAGCACGATTGACTACAACCCCAACGTGACCAAGTGGAGCCCCTCGACTTCCGATATTCCCCGCTTCCATGAATTAGAGATAGGGGTATCTGTCGGATGCGCTACCACTACGCCTTCCGTCTACGCCGTTTCCATGATGTACGACGACCTTAAGGAAGAGGAAAGGTTCTAATCATTACCTATGAATTACTCATCTGGCAATTCGCTCGTACCTAGCGCCTCGACTCCTTCCTCTTCGTCAGACGTCACTACCACGACCAGCTTCCAAGGTGGTGGAACGATCTCAAGTGGCACTTCGATGAACTGGGGAGGCCCGACAGGGATAACTATTCAGGGAAACCAGGGGATGTGGGCAGGAGCACAGGCGTTCGCCGATGCGCTAACCTCATTCGACCTTCAAGGTAACTTCAAGGCGGTAGGAGGAACGTTCAGTGGGGCGATATCGGGAGCGACCGTTACTGGATCGGAAATTATCATTGGCTCTTCTACGGGAGACCATATCGACCTGACCACAGGGGGGGTAGGGACGGCGTATATTAACTTTTACGACAGTAGTGATAATTACGTCGGTTCCTTATTCTCTCAACCTGGAATATTTAGCATCGAGGGGGGGACTAGCGGCACGATCAACGTTTCTGCCGGCGGAGTGGTTGAGGCGGTGGGTGCAGGGGGTTGGTCGGTGGTTGACAGCAGCGGTCACTCAATCGGCATATCCCCTTCTACAGGAGCCAATATCCATGCCAATACTACGGTCTACGGGAACTTGTTAGCCACCGGAACCAAGTCGTTCGATATTCCTTACCCGAATGATTCCACTGGTAAGCGCCTCCAGTATATCTGCCCGGAATCCCCTGAGGTACTGGTGATGTGCCGGGGAATGGGAGCCGTCCCTAATCCTCCCCAGAACTTCCTGGATATAGCCGAGCCTAATACTATCCAGTATGTCATTGGTGATGACGGGTCAGGCGGGAAGAACTGGATAGCTACGGCTACCCGGCTCGGCTATACCGATTTTAACCCCGTTTACCAGGGGAAGGATACGGTCGCTACTGCCGACATTGCGGTTCCAAACCCTACATTACCAAGCACACCTATTGACAATGCTGCTACGGTAGCCTATAACGTAACTGACACTAACAACTCCGATGTTCCAAAAGGCTAAGCCTGTCATTATCGGTTCCATTGCCGCGCTTGTCGTGGGGGGTAGCCTTATTGCGCGTGCCGAGATAGGTAACAATCAAGTAGACCCTACGCCTAGCCCGATAGTGGCTTCAGACAGTCCTACGCCTGTAGCTACGGTTGTCCCTACGGACACTCCTTCTCCAACCGATACGCCCGTTAGTACTCCTGAGCCTACGGCAGACCCCACTCCTTCAGTTACCCCGTCTCCAGTCCCCACCCCGGCTTATACGCTGAATACCGGAGATGATTATTCCTATGAGTATCCTTCCGATTGCCAGTCTCCTAGCTTGCAGCTGGTAGCCTGTCCTGACAGTTCTTACGTCATAACTGAATCGACAAGCGACTTTTTAACGCAGCTTGGCGACGACGTTTCAACGTACCGAGAGATAACTGTTTCCGGGAAAGATGCTTACGAAAGCACCATAAAGCTGAATACGGTCGTAGAGACTGGAAACGGCTCGATTCTCATACAGGGACGCCAGGGTACTTCGATATCGAGCTGGCCGTCAACCAATATGTCCGATCCGGATTACCAACATCTGCTTGACACGTTCACGTTGAAGTAGTTGCAAAACCCGCCCGTAGGGTAGACAATAGCGGTATATAACCCTTCTCAAATGGCCACCTATACTGTTGCCGCCGGAGACACAGCGATTCAGATCGCACAGAAGCTAGGACTTTCTTCCTATACCCAATTAGGCGGCCTTGGTAGTGATCCCTCGCTCATCCACCCGGGCCAGGTACTGACCTATGGCGCATCCTCGCCGTCCCAAGCCACATCCACTTCTTCCACACCTAGTACGTCTTCCGCTCCTTCCTCTGGCGGCTACTCTTCCGACGTGCCTTCCGGCGACCCTTTGCTCTCCCAGGACATGGCTTCGCTGAACAGCGACCAGTCAGACTTGCAGACGCTTGCCGCCCAGCAGGCCGCCGCCCTGAACACCCAGTCTGCTACCAACCAGGGGACCATTGCCAACGCATACCAGACTGCCGAGGGGCAGACAGGACTCCAAGGCATCCAGAACACCTACAACAGCCTTCAGGACGCCTACACGAAGGCCCAGGGACAAGCAAACGCCGCCCCGGTAAACGCCGTCCTTGACTCTGCCGGGCATGATGTGATGAGCTCTACCGCTGCTGCCGCCGGCACTGCCAACGCCCTGGTGCCGGGACTTACCGCCTCCAACGACGCCCTTGCCCTCGTGCCTGCCCAGAACGCCCTCAATACGGCCATGCAGAACACCCAGAACATCGCCGGCAACATCGTCACCGGGGCGCAGCTGAACCAGGCCGGGTTTACCGCCGGCCAGCAGATCCAGCTTCAGGCCCTTGAGTCGAAGATTACCCAGGGCCAGCAACTGACCAACGACGAGTACAACAGCTATACCTCCCTTAAGTCGGCCCAGATCGGCGCTGCCGCTCAGGTTCAGTCTGCCAATATCGGAGCGGGAGCGACTGAGGCTGCCGCTACGACCACCGCTAACGCTAGCGAGCAGAATACCCAGGCTACCAACGCCTTGAACAAGATAATAGCCGAGCTTGAGAATCCCGGGGCCTCGGTCAACGGAAACGGCGTAGGAAGCGTCAATCTTCAGGAAGCCTTAACTGGGCAGTCATCGAACGGAACGCCATCTTCCATCGCCGCTATCAACTCGGCTCTTTCTAAGTACGGATTCTAATGGCCACGCCAACCCTCAACCTGGCCCCTGACGTTCAGACCCGGTACAACCAGGCCATGAGCGACCCTTCCATCTCCTCCAACCCGCAAGCGGTACAACAGCTTACGGCCCAGGCACAGCAGCAAAGCCAGCAGGAACAGCAGTCGCAAGCACCGGCCGCTCCCGCACAACCGGCTGCCCCTTCCTACGGCGGCCTTAAGGGCGTATTCCTTAACTCTAACAGCCCCCTGAACCTCCAGAATCTGGGGGGTACGCTCGGCATGGTCGGCACGGACGCCGTAGGAGCCCTGCTTGCCCCTGAGACCGGCGGCCTCTCATTGGCTGGCGCTATCCCGCTTGGGGCGGCTTTGGCTGCCAGCGGGAGCGTTGCCGGGAAGGCCGCCCAGAACAAGCTGACCGGGCAGAACGTCACTTCAGGTCTTGGTGGGGCGGCAGCGGAAGGAGCCATCGGAGGCGCTGCCGGTCCAGTTATCGGGAAGGTCGTAGGAGGCGTTACCGACGCCCTTTCAAGTAAGCTCATTAGCGAGGGAGACGATGCCGCTGTTAAGTCGCTCGGCCTTTCCCAAGCCAACCGTAACGCCTTCTTTAAGGCGACTGGCCAGACTGCCTCTGACTTTCTGAAGGAGCAGAACCTGGCCGGTGAGGGAACCGATGCTGTAAAGGCCGCCCAGGACGCCCTGCAGACCCAGTACAATAATATCGCCCGCAACTCGGGAATCAAGGTTCCTATCGCCCAGGTGGTAAAGGATCTGGCCGGATCACTCGGAGATTCCGATCTGACTACTCCCCAGGGCGAGGCTTCAGCAGACCAGGCATACTCCACGCTTAAGACCATTATCAAGAACCTTCCCCAGGACGGGGAGGGGAACGTGGATATCGGCGACCTTACCAATGCCAAGTCAAATATCCAGTCCCAGACAAACTTTGACGCTACTCGTCCGGGTGCTACCCAGAAGGCTAACGAGGCCGTTTCCAACAGCCTTATGGGTACGATCAACAATGCGGCTGAAGAAGCCGGACTTACCTCGACTGACGGAAAGCCGCTGTCTGTCATCGGTCAGACCCTCAACAGGTTCCGCACCATTACCGGAATGATAGGTAGCAAGGAACCCGGTACAGTCGGCTCGGGAACGCTTGCCAAGGTGATCGGCCACGCCATACTTCCTGGCACCGGAGCCGTGATAGGTGGAGCTATCGGAGGCCTTACCGGGGGAGAGTCTGGGGCGGCAACAGGAGCTGAGATCGGGGGAGGGATAGGGGCGGGATCTGAGGCGCTACTGCAATCCCCCGCAGTCCTTAGCAAGCTCGCTACCGTTTTGCCAGCTATTAGTTCCAAGTTGGCCCCGCAGGTTTCCGATGTGGCTGCAAAGGCAGGACTGACGGGTACGGAAGCCGCTACCGCCTCCCTTGGGCCATCACTTTCAACGCCGCTTTCCGTAGCTACCTCCATACCGGGTCGCCTAGTTGGCAACTCCGCTATCCAGGATACGGGTACCGTACTCGGACAGCAGTCCCTTCCGGCTTCTCCCTCCCTTTCGGACGTATCTTCTAGCACCAGTCCTGCTGCTAGCCAGCCTACTGGTTCGGCTGATCCGCTCCAGTCGGGAATAGCCGCTATCCAGGCAGGGCAGCCACTTTCAACTGCCCAGTACACCGCCCTTGAGGATGCTACTTCCCTTATGCCTAAGCTTCAGGCAGGGATTACGGCGGCGTACCAGGCTAGCAATCCCACGGTAACGCAGGGGCTTGGGATCGCCTCGGGTGTTACTAACAGCCTTCAGAACCTTTACAACGCCGCAGGCGGCGGCCAGGGACTGGTGATGGGAAACATCGAGAACGTCCTTTCCCCCATCACTAAGGGGACGGCAAACGCCTACAACCAGCAGAAGCTGGCGCTGGGCCAGGAGATCATCAACCAGATCTACGGCTCTACCGGTACCGCTTCCGACCGTGATCAGGTGCTTTCCCTTATTCCTGACCTAAGCGATTCTCCTGCTAACGCCGCTAGCAAGCTTGCCCAGCTTAGAAACATGATTCAGACGAGACTCCAGGCTACCCAGGGAGCTACCCCTACCAGTGTCACGGCGACAAACTCCGGCCCGTCCCTTAGCTTGCAGCCATGATATGGGACTTTCTAAGGATATTCTGCCTGGTTATGCTGTACGCCTGGTTGCGTGCTATTTGGGATATAATTAAGGAAAACAACCTATGAACCCAGAAGACGCAGTAGCAAGACAAGCCATGATCGCCCGCATGTCCGGCAGCCCCATGCCGGTTGCCTCCCAAATGAGCTCACAGGCCCCCGTGGCGGCTCCGAGCTCCCCGGTGATGAATCCGCCCGGCCCGGTACGTCCTCCTCAATTACAATTAGGTGACGTGCAGCACAAGGCTACCCCCACCGACTCGGACAACTTAGCCAAGGCCCTGCTTCCCGGTACCGCTCACCTTGACCCGCACGTTCAGGCCATGTCCAAGGCGCTCTTGCAACAGCTCATTCCCTACCTAGGGGCAGGCCAAGCGTCTCCGCGAGTGCCCTAGCTTCGTCGTTCTTCTCAAGATCGATCTCTTCTTGGGTCTTTTGACGTATAACGCCTCCGCTTGGTGCGGGGGCGTTCTTGCGTTCCAGGGCCTTCTTCTTGGCCTCTTTGCGCGTTTCGGTGGATTCCTTGTAGGAAATGAGGTTGTAGGCCACAAAAATACACCCTGTAACGAGTATTAGGGTGAAGACGCAGCCAGAGATGAAGGCTACTATTTCTGCCATTTGATATTGTCTTGGATAGCACTCCATACTAAATAATGGCGTCTACCGCACTTAGGGCAGGTGATTGTCACGTCCCTAGCTTCCGTCAGCTCCACGGCTACTGGCTCTTTATACTTATGTCGGTCAAAGCAGGGGAGAGTGACCATCTTCTTGGGACGTGTCAGTTTCTGCTCGTACGACTCCTCCATAACCTTTCTGACGTCAGAGGGTAACGTTATCACGCTCGTTGGCTTTAACGGCTTGGCTAAACGAGTCGGCGATTACCTCTAGGACCGATATGATTTCAATGGGGGTCAGGTCACTCTCGGACATGATCGTGCGGACGGACATGATAGCTTGCTTAGAGACCCGATTCATCACGTCAAGGCGGGACTCTGGGTGACCTTTGGCTAGTTTATTGCTCATATCGCTCCTTTTTAGGCTCTTCCGCTACCAGGACGGACGTAGTAAGCATCATCACAGCGCATGAAGCCGCGTTCTCCAAAGCGGATTTGGTGACCTTCACCGGGTCGATGATGCCGGACTTCACCATGTTCTTGGGGCTAGCGTCAATCACGTCGATTCCGAAGTTTTCCTTCTTAAGGACGGCCTCGAGCTCTCCTAGCATTTTTCCGGAATCGTATCCGGCGTTCTCCATGAGCTTCTTGAACGGCTGGACTGACGCTCGGCGCACTAGGTCAATGCCTAGCTGCACGTCACCGCTCTCTTTGAGGGTGTCCAGAGCCTTGGAGGCGCGGATCAGGGCGGTCTCGCCCCCTGGTACAATTCCCTCAGCCATGGCAGCACGGGTGGCGCTGATGGCGTCGATGAAGCGCTCTTTACGCTCACGCATCTCGGCTTCGGTGGAGGCTCCAACGAATACGATGCCAATACCAGAAGTTAGGCGGGCGATGCGTTCCTGGAGCTTATCGTGGTCGAAGTCGGTCTCAGCCTTCTCGTTGGCATTTTTAAGCTCCTGGACACGAGAGGCGATAGCTTCAGTAGCCCCCTCACCGCCAATGATGACGGTATTCTTCTCAGTTGCCGTGACTTTTTCAGCACGTCCTAAGTCTTCGATATCGAAGCCTTCCTCGGTGAGTTTATCCCCAGCCTCTGTGGAAAAGTATTTAGCGCCGGTGACGACCGCTATATCACGAAGCATATCCTTCTGCTTATCCCCGAATCCGGGGGCCTTCACGGCGCAGACATTGAATACACCTTTAAGCTTGTTGACGATCATAAGGGCCAGGGCGTCACCGGTGATATCTTCACCGATTACTAGGATGTTGGGATTCTCGACGGCATGCTCCTGGATAGCGTTGGCGAACTTCTGGAGGAACGGCTGGGCGTCGGCTACACTTGACAGCTTGATGTCTGTAACTAAGACGTAGGGGCGCTCGAGTACGCACTCTCCAAGCTCAGGATTAGTGACGAAGTGGGGGGCGAGCCAGCCGCGGTTGAAGTCCATACCTTCTTTGATCTCAAGGTAGGTACTCGTGGTCTGTGACTCCTCAACAGCCAACACGCCGTCCGTGCCCATGCGCGATATACCCTCGGTGACAATCTTCCCGATTTCCTCGTTCTGGGCGGAGATGGTAGCTACCTGTAAGAGTTCGGCCTCTCCTTTGACGGGGATAGCGATGTCGTCAAGCTCCTTGGTCATGGCCGCGACGGCCTTTTCGATGCCAATGCGAAGGCGCATAGCTGAGGCACCGGCCACGATGTTCTTGTGGGCTTCAGCGGCGATGGCGTATCCGAGGACGGCCGCGGTAGTGGTACCGTCCCCAGCATTGTCATTAGTCTTGGCGGACGCCTCCTTGAGCAGCTCGCAGCCGATAGCCTCGTTCGGGTCTTTCAGGATAATTTCCCGGGCTACCCCTATGCCGTCGTGGATGACGATAGGCGGCCCGTATTCCCGGGCGATGGCCACATTGGAACCCTTGGGGCCGAGCGTTGAGCCAACGGCATCGGAAAGGGTCTTGGCACCACGCAGGAGAGCCTCGCGGGCGGCTAGGTCGAAGGTGATGTCTTTTGCCATGTTAGTTAAGTTTAGCGATGATGTTTTCAAATCGGATTCCGACGTATTTCTTGAAGTCCACCTCGATCTCTGAACTGTAATACTTGCGGAAGGCAACTAAGTCTCCAACCGCCAGGTCAGGTACGTTAAGGAGGATACCTCCATCAACGTAGGTCTTGGACTCTGGCAGGGCGACGACCTTACCGCTCAGGGTTTCGTTCTTGGCGCTCTCGGGAAGTTCCAGAAGTCCCGCTCGCTTTTTATTTTCTGTTTCAAGGAGAATCCAGCCTGGCATTGCGATCATACCGATCGATTTAGTTGTAGGTACTACTATTGAACCATACAGGGGCCAAAATGTATAGACTGTATGTTTCTGGTAGGGAGTGGTAAAATTGATATACAAATAACTCTTTTATATGGCAATAAACCCAGAGGCGTACCGAGATCCAAATCGGGTAACTGCCCTCGTAGCCATTTCTAACGACGGTGCTAACACGACCGATCCAATGACCGTTTCCTATACACGTTCTGACACTGGTGATACCCAAACAGTAATGGTGCCTGCCGGATCACCTCCGGATGAAGTCACGAAAGCCGTACAAGTTGATTTAGACATAATCTTAGCCAACGCTACCATTGACTACAGTCCTATTATCAGTTCCGTAGTTTCTCCAACGGCTCAAGTAATTACCGAAGTAGATGCCTCTCCGGTCTTCCAAGACCCTTCTCCTGATGCAAGTGTTGCACCACTTGGTTAAAGGGTAATATCATTTATTTGACTAGCGTACCATCATGGCAAACGAAGCAAACAACGCCGATGGGGTAGCAGTACTTGGTGTGTGGACCTAATTTGCATCCTTCCCCTTTGCAGACGTATAATAACTTTATATATTCGTAAGTAAGCAGAAATGACTATCCAAGACGTTGAGAATAGCTTGAGAGCTGATTTTGGCACCAAGCAACAGCAGGAGTTAGCGGCTTTTGAAGCCACGGTATCTGAGGACGCTAAGACCAAGTTCAAGGACGTTGTAGCTTCCCTGGCTACTGAAGTGGAGCAGATCAAGGCGACTCTTGAAGCTAAGACCGCCGAGCTTACCACCGCTCAAAGTCAGATCCCCACTGAAGAGGCTACCGACACCATTCCTGAAGCATCTGAGCCAGTACAGGGCTAATTATGATCCTCTACGCCCAAAACAATCAGGCTTGGGCAGGTCTACCAATTGGTACCTCTAGTTATCAAATGGGGCCGTATGGCTGCCTAACGACTGATATTGCTATGGCCTTAGCTGATGCAGGCTATGCCTTAAATCCAGGGGATGTGGTGCGTCAGCTTTCAGCCTCTAATGCCTACACCTCAAGTAGTTATGTCTACGGGGCAGGCCTGCTTATCTGGTCGGCACTTTCTAAGGCTTACCCTCAGATCACCTACTACTACGGCACTCAGGGTACCTACAAGCTGGTACAGGTCATGGTAAGCGGGGTATATGAGCACTGGCTACTTCAACTTCCTGACGGTACATATTGTGATCCTGAGTATGGCGATACCGGCATGAAGCCTAACTACAAGCCAACCGGAACAGTACATAGTATTAGTATTACCCCGGCTCCTGTGCCTGTAGTTACTACGGCTTCTGTGAATATTCCGGTTACCGGATTCTATGTGGTACTAAATGCCAATATGAATGTTCGAGATCAGCCTACTACCGGAAGTGCTGTGTATACTACCTACGCTAAGGGCTCAGAGATTGAGTGCGACGGCACTGTTACTGGCGATGATATTAATGGGAATACCAACTGGTACCATACCCATTTGCACGGTAAGTTCTTGAGTGCTGCATACTGTTCTGTAATTAACCAACCTAGTAACCCTGCCTGATATGACTAACAAAGTGACCGCTTATTTATCCGCTGGTGTTGATGAGTCTTTGATTACCTTTGCCAAACACTTAGCGTCTGCTGTGTTCGTAGCTGCTGTAAACTACGCCGTACAACACTTTACCAAGAGTACGATCACCAGTATCCGTACCTTGGCTCCTTTTGTAGTTGGATTTCCTATCGTAACCTCTCTATCAAAGTGGCTCACTACCACAGCAAATAACGATCCGGCTGTTGGCAAGGTGAACCCTATCCCCTCTACTTTTTCGGTTGGAGACACAACCCCTCCCGTCGCCTAGTAGATGGTCTTATTGCACCGAGGCGACATATGTTTCCTGTACTTGAAATGTTGCTTAAGAGTGTGTGACAATAAATCTATCTATTTGTAAGGAAGTCTCATGGGTGCATTTGCTGAAAGTATATTGCTGAAAAAGCGTGAAGAGTTTGAAGCCAAGCTTGCCGCACTCAAGGCTGAGTTTGAGGCTTCCGTAGATGATGGCTTGAATGATGAACTAGTGGCTGCTGTAAAGGCCTTAGAGACTGAAGTCGATAACCTTGAGTTCAAGCTTGAAGAGAAGAAAGAAGAGCTTGAAGCTGCTCGGTCGGAACTTGCTGAAGATCTCCCAGAAACTGAGGAGGAGGAAGACGAGGAAGAGGAAGCAGAAGTTGAAACCGAAGTGACAACTTCTCCCATCGTCTAGCTCCACAAAAAAAGAGACCCGATTACCGGGTCTCTTTTGGTTTACAAATACTTTACGAACTCCCCCATGACATTGAGCTTCACTTCCTTCTTATTCTTCTTAGGCTCATCCTCAATCTTTTCTATTACTCCATTAGATTCTAGGTAGACTTCAGCCAGAGCTATTAAAAACTTTTTCACGTTAGTTTATCTATTTGTTAATCCTCCTTTTTTGGGATTACACTATAGTACCTCTAAATGAGTAATAAGTCAATGGGTTTGGTGCGTCTGGTGGGAATCGAACCCACATCTCCTACTGCCTTACGGCATCCTATATTTACCCCCAGACCAGCTAGGGAACCCTTACGGGGACTTTCGGAGTTAGAGCTGGCTAGTTAAGTCAGATGTTAGTGATCCATTCACCTCAGACGCATATGGTCCCCTTGCTCCTAAGACGAAGGCAAACAAGAGGTTTTAATGTCTCTAGTTTTCAAGGAGGCCGAAGTCATTGTATCATGGGCATATGATACTGAGCTATCTGAAGCCAATAACGGGGGAGAGACCGCCTAATTGGTACTACCAATCTAAATGGTGGCGGGAGTTTTCTATGGAGGTCCGTATGGATAGGCGGTACATTTGTGATCTGTGTCATGGGCATGGCTACCAAGTCCATCATATGTACTATCCAGGGGCAGGCCTAGAGTGCAAGGACGGGGTTTTATGTCTATGCGAGCGTTGTCATAAGGCTGTTCATAAAAGCCCCTGGAAGGTGCCATTTAGACAGATTCTAGGGGCTTGGCTTCACGGGTAGGTTGCTCTCCCCTACCCTACCGGGTGCCTCGCTATTTTCACTCCCCCGCTACTCTCTAACCTGTAAAGGTAGTACCTAGGTCGGAGTGGGGGAGTACCACAGCCTATTTTTCACATATACGAACTTAGCTCCTTATACTGTTTTGGGTGTATATGGTGCTTCTTTCTTGCGTAATGATATTGTTTGCAGAAATTGCAGACATACGGATAAATATCATGCAGCGCTTTAGTGGCTCGAATCACTTCAGCTTTCGTTTCAAAACACCGCTTGCCGGTCTTGTCACAGAAGTTTTGGTTCATACTAACTGTCTAAATGTGTTACCGTAATCACTAACTTAGGGTCGCCCACGTCCTTAGCCTTGATAACTTCTAAGCTTTTTATTTGCCGGTCGTTTTCAAAAGCATAGCCCTGCAAGCAGTCAAAGGTTGCCTTAAAAAATGCATCAATGTCCGGCTCGTGACTGCCATAATAAATAGTCATAGCTACCCGCACATCATGGGTTTTTGGAATCATCTCCTGATGACTTGCTTTCCATAGCCACTGCAGTTCCTCCTCCCATTCCTTACATTCATCGGTTCTTGTCACTCCCCTTTTTCCGCCATAGTTTGGTCGATACATTCGGTTTAGGGATGGGGGAAGCCGTACGCTAATTGAACTCATACTATTAGTCTAAGTCCTGCTCAAGATCGTGGAAACGGATGGCATGACCCATATCATTCACTACCACTCCCTTCGCCTTGATGTCCTTATCCCATAGCAATCCTAGTTCGTAGGCCATCTTGTTTTCGTCTTCACAGTAGAAAACCTTGTTAGGGTCTAACTTCTCACGCTTCCAGTAATTCGAGTACGCTTCTATGGATGGTGCGGTGATAAATACTTTCATATCTACAGTATTATGGTTCCACTAAGCAGGTAGACGATGAAGCCAAACACAGCGAATATTGAAATGATTACAGCCACAAATTGAGCAATCTTTTTGAATGGCTCCGGCAAGAACATATTCCCGGCGTATGAAATAATACCGGCGATAATCAGTAATAAAACAAGGTGGAAAAATTGAGTCGTCATAGGAAATATCTTACTTATATATCTCTCTCTACTTCACCACACCTAGGGCAGGTGCGTCGCTTCCAGTCAGCGTCACGTATCATGCGGGTCCCACACTTAGGGCAGCGGGGGATATGTACGTCGTACCAAATAATACAAAGGATTACGAATAAAGCAAAAACAAGTAGGGTAGTCATACCGGTAACTTATGCTCCTTGGCTAAGCGTTTTACAAACTGATCAACATCAAGCTGTCTCCACGTGTAATCGCCTCGTTTTCCATGATTCGGAGTATAAAGCCGTCGGAAACGTAGCCAATTATCATCGCCAATAATTCCAAGTACTTGTAGGGTAGTCATTTCTTTCGTTTAGGTACCTTAGTTATATAGTAGTCTGACTTTCCACCGAGCCACCAGAGCCAGGAAATGCCGAGTAGGAAACACAGGGCAAACCCTAGGCCAAACCAGACGTTCATAATATCCCCCTACGGCGAAGATTCACCAGTCTCATACTAGCTGACTGCTTCACCTTAACAAAGGCAATAGAAGGCTTGTATTCATTATAGAGGCGGTTATCATCAACCCCTAAATCATCTAGGAGCTTTACCTGCACAGCACTTGCTACTTCTCCTTGCTTCATGGAGGCTAGTACCGCCCGGGCTTCTTCCATGGTCCAGCTGAAGGGTACATCAACTCCGACTCGTCGTCTTGTAGAGCTTCGCTCATCGCCTGGAAGATCGGCATCGCTAGTCTCCGGTCCCTGGCCGGTATGTCTAAGAATGGCGGCATTAGGTGTCGCTTGGAGGGGTCTAAATCGAGATAGGCCTCGTAGAAAAGTTCTTGGAGCCGTTTGGCTGAGGCTGCCACTGGTTTCAGTTATAGTTTCCTTCATGGTAAGCGTGTTGCTAATTATTCTCAAGTAGACCAGGGCTATCAGCTAGTACCATCTCTCGCTGTTCTTGGGTAAGTTTAGCAATAGCTACGTCGGTTCCATCTCTAAGCTTCACATAGCCTGGAATGACACTTGTAGTACATTTTGGGGTAGTAGTGCGGGAAGGGGGAGGGTTTACTGGCTCATGCAATTCAGGTGCTCCTAAGGTTCTTGCAATCAATGCGGAGCCTATTCCCTGCCCTAGCTCCTTCTTGTTAATCCACTCCTTAATCTCAATAATGTGGCGTAGTAGGTCAGCTCGCTTAATCTCTTTAGAATCAGCGGGAACAGTTGGAATGTTAAAGTAGGGCATAAAAGTCTAGTTACTTCTTATTTAAACGATTACGGATCTCATCTATCTTATTGATACATCCAATTACGTAATTATCCCAATTCGCCTGCTCAATCTCCGCCAGAATCTCCAGTATCTCCGCCTTGTGCAGCGTTCGGATCTTCTCAAGACTACCTCCGTAGGCAGCTCTGGCTAGGGTTAGTTCGGATACCATAGGATTTTTTGTCCGGGCCTCATTTAGCTTGGCTTGGGTAAGCAGATCGTGAAGGAGTGCTACAACTTCTCGGTTCGTCACTGTCATCTCAGCCTTGTAGACTACCCAGGCAACCTGACGAGCGTTATCAAATGACTTGATCTTGCCAGTCTCATGGTCAGACCATTCGTTTGGGCAATAAGTAACCCAGTCTCCGACATTGCTGTCGGTAAGATGGATTAGTGTCTCAAGCTTGCTCATAACGGTTATTCGCTTACTTCTTATATTCTGTCCTGATCTTTCCCATGATCTTGTTGGCGGCTGACATGAGTTCCGAATGTAGTTTCTTCATTTCCTCCAGCCCCTTGTTCACCGTCTCGACCTTTTCCTCTTACCGGATCTCGTACTTGATATCACCCTTGCAGATCAACTCCGAATCGCCGTCAACCTGGACGTACTTGGTTTCTTCCTTGTTATAACACATACCGAAGAACCAACCTGAAGTAAGGGAAAGCTTGCCATACACCTGAGCGTCGCCATACACCTGAGCGTCGCCGTACACCCAAGCGTCGCCGTACACCCGAGCGTCGCCGTACACCCAAGCGTTGCCGTACACCCAAGCGTCGCCGTACACCTCGGCGTCGCCGTACACCTGAGCGTCGCCATACACCTGAGCGTCGCCGTACACCCAAGCGTTGCCATACACCTGAGCGTCGCCGTACACCCAAGCGTCGCCAGACACCCGAGCGTCGCCATTGACTTCCTCGGATTCTACCCATCCGCCTTTCTCGCCCTTCTTAGCCTTGCCTGGAATGTCTACGATCGCCTCGATGCGGTACAACTTCACTCCCCATAGATTTACCTTGCTTTCGTTCGTCAGCTTGAATGTCAGTTCCATATCGGTTATTCGCTTAGTGGTTGGTTGGGGGGGTCATAACCAGTTCATTATTCCTGTACATATACTCCACGCCCCGTAACACTCCTGTATGTACCGTGGAGTAATAACTTCCTCTTACTATGCCGTCAGCACTGGCTTTGTCAGGGTAAATAGCAATCGCTATGTCCTGGTAGTCTACTTCCCCCCGTAGCCACTTAGCGGCTATTTTAGCCCATTCATAAACCGATATGCCTCCGTAGACTGAGTTTCGTAAATGGTTACTCCTTTTCTGTGGGGGAGGTTAGGTTAGTACTCGTTGACAAGGCACTTCTGGCAGACGGGGCCGATGTGGTTCGTTACCTGGTTGCAGTCGGGGCAGAAGGCCAGCTCGTACTCATCGGTAGGCTCCTTGGAGAGAAAGGCATTCACGTTGTCGGCCAAGGTTTTGTTGATGTGTGCGATGTGGGGATCTTCAAACCCTACCACAGTTACTAGCTCTCCTTCGGGAGTACGGTACTCGTAAGGCTTGCGTAAGGCTTCAGCAAACCCCTTCAGCTCCGCTTCTACCTCGGCGTGGATGAGGTCTTCTAAATCCTGCCTTAGCATTTCACCGTCATTTCCATCGGTATCAATCAGGTGTGGCCCGTAGTCTCCGCACCACTTCATGATAAATGGGCATAACATGTCGTAGACCTTGCTTCTCAGCTCTGCGTCGTTTGGCATGGGGGTTGATTATACTTCCTTAAACTCACCTTCTCTAAGTACGTACCAAACATCTTCCTTTAGGATAGTACCGTCAACTTGAGCTGACTTTACACATAGGGGTATATACTTATTATCGTCATATCTCCACTCGGCTAAGGTTATCCAGTCACCTTTCTTAGCTTTAATTTTATTATTAATTCCGATCCCAGCTCCTACGCTATATCCTCCTGTAAGTTCAAGCTTGGCAGAGTCACCACTGGCCGCAAGCTGGGCAGATTCACCACTGGCCGCAAGCTTGGCAAAGTTACCACTGGCCGCAAGCTGGGCAGAGTAACCACCGGCCGCAAGCTTGGCAGAGTCACCGCTGGCCGCAAGCTTGGCAGAGTAACCACTGGCCGCAAGCTTGGCAGAGTCACCACTGGCCGCAAGCTGGGCAGAGTAACCACTGGCCGCAAGCTTGGCAGAGTCACCGCTGGCCGCAAGCTTGGCAGAGTAACCACTGGCCGCAAGCTTGGCAAAGTTACCACTGGCCGCAAGCTTGGCAGAGTAACCACTGGCCGCAAGCTGGGCAGAGTTACCACCGGCCGCAAGCTGGGAAGAGTCACCACTGGCCGCAAGCTGGGCAGATTCACCACTGGCCGCAAGCTTGGCAGAGTCACCACTGGCCGCAAGCTGGGCAGAGTAACCACTGGCCGCAAGCTGGGCAGAGTTACCACCGGCCGCAAGCTGGGCAGAGTCACCACTGGCCGCAAGCTGGGCAGATTCACCACTGGCTTCTTCTTTGTTATTACAAGATTCCCAAAGGAAGTCGAAGGAGGCTTTAATATAGGCCCTAAGATCTAACTTGGCTCCGATCTTAATTCTATTTGTGACGACCTTACTATCATCAGGATGGGTTTGTGTTTCTCCGAGGGACTCTACTTCATGAAAGTTTGAGTCTATAAGATCGTAGTAGCCGAGACAGTCGAGAGGATTCGTGCAGAAATGAAATCCAGTAACACAAATCTTTATCGCTTCTTTAATCTCATACTCCTTACCTTCTTCGTAGGTAAATTCTTTACAAGTCATATCCTTGTTAAACGCCTTGTATCCTTTGATGACAGGATATTCTTTCTTCGGTGATTTCTTAGCGGGCATTGTAGTCAATAATTATTTTGGGATAGATGATGTTTGAGAGGATGACTTTGAACAGGGGGGCTATTTCAGAGATATCATAACCAGCAATTCCTAATCCAACGGGAGTGAGGTAGAAGGTTAATTCAGGATGATGTATAGCGTAACGATAGAAGTTATCTCGGTATGTCTCAAGCCCAAATACCTTACCTAATTTAATAGGGACCTTCCGATGATTTTCGTCGAGAGTTGGAAAAGCGTAAGACCTTCCCTGTATCCCTTCTGGCTTACCCTCTATTGCTCCAAATAGCTCAACCGCTGTCCTAGCTGCCCCTCCGGCATGATTTCCGGCCAAGTTTGAGCCAAAAACGAATACCCCTCCTGGTGGTAGATCGGTAATGTGTTCTGGGGTGTAATTCATTGGGGGTTGGTTAGGGTTGGTTGGGGGGGTTCGTACATTTTGCAAGGTTATACCACCTCCTTTGCACCTATCTTATGAGCAAGGGAGGTAGATACACAACCTACTGGAATCACGAGGACCTTGGGAAAGGTCATCTTTTCAAAATCAACGCAATCATCGTCGTCAGTAATAACAATACTTACATCAGATCCGTTTCTAATAATATCATCAACGACTGCCTGGTAATTTGTCCCACCATTACCAAAACCTGGGTCCTGGTGCAAAAGTACGTTGTTGAAATAGATGATATCTTTTTCAATCTTCCCTCGATACTTTCGGATAACCTCTAATAGTTTTTTGGTAGCTAGAGACGTTTTGTCTGGGTTAAAGCTTCCCGACCGATCCACATAGAGGGTGAACTTAGCCGCTTTTTTTTTGGAAATCATACCTTTAAGGAGAAAATCTCCCTCAGCTCTACTTGGTCTGCGGTAGCTACTCACTCTTACGATCTTATTTCTTCCAAAGATACGATCTAGCTCAGAGGCAAGAGAAGGCTTTGGAGGCTTAAATCCAACAATAGTTTCGTGCAGCTGCTTAGCAGACCTCACTTTATCGGACTTTTTCTTTTCCTCTTTTGCCTTTTCCTTTGCTTGTTTAACGATATCCCCTATATCTTGCTTACTCTTTCCTTCTTTTTCTACAGTGACTCCCTCACCGTCGAACTGGTTTCCCGAAGCGTCAAAGCTTATGCTTTTAACCTTAAAGTCTTTCAAGAGTTCATTATAAAAATCCTCTGCATACTCTCCCTTTAAGCCTTTGAGGGAATCCTCGGTAATACCTCCAGCAAGCATGGAGCGGGGTTTTTTTATGTGGTAGTTGTTCTCTTTGGTGTAGATATACTTTGCTATCTCCAGGTCGGCAGCGATATTCCATAGTAATCTGTTGATCTTCCGGTCTTTTTCTAGAATACCAAGCCTAACCTGGTGCTGTAGCCAAATGTGAGACATTTCATGAAGGCGGGCGGTCTCAAGCTCTTCTCCTGACAAGACCCATGAAAGGTATATTGCTGAGAAGTCAGTATAGGCTATAGCTGGATCTCTACCATTAAATCTAACCTCGTTAATTTCCTTCATAATAGGTGCTTATATCATCAAATAAGGGTAGCCGTTGCTGAAGCCATTGCTGTAGCCATAGCCGAAGCCATTGCCATTGCCGTAGCCATTAGGGAGGGTCATTTTCTCAAGATATTTTTTGCTATCGCTTTGGAGCCAATGGAGCGAGATATTTTCTGAGCCCCATCCCCGCTATCATTATTATCCCGAAGGATCATGAGTATTCCACTTGCCATATTGGGGGTGACAAGACCTTTCACTAGGTCCGTAACATCCTCCTTATAGTTCAGGCAGACATTCACTGCGGCATCAATACTACGGGGTGAAGTCATGCGCCAATCAAGTCCTTCACCGTTTGCTTCCAAGAAGGGTAGCTCCTGTATTTTTATTCGGTCTATGACTTCGTTAACGAAGGGGATTTCGCCGTACTTTTTTCGCATATAGTTAGACCAGGAATCAAAGTCAGGATTGAACGGTACTACCGAGAACCTATTAATCATAGGAAGACTTAGGCCATCGCCGCCGCCCCACTCAGGAGGATTAGCGGCGGCTACAATGTCAGTACCTTCGGGTATTCCAAAGTCTTTTGGGTGGGTGACTAAGGTTAGGAGTGTATCAGCCACTTCACGACGGGCTTTGTCTATTTCATCCAGAAAAAGGCACTTGGATCCGGTAGATCCTTGTAGTCTCTGGATATACGGAGGGATAGTTCTCTTTTCTAAGGCCCCTTCTCTGTATGGTATTCCTGCTATATCCTCTTCTGTTTGGGAGGAAAGGAGCAAAACTTCACAGTGATCGTACTTTTGTCTAATCTTCGCAGTCTTGCCTACACCTGGGGCTCCTACATATAAAATTGGGATGCTCATAAGGTTATATCATCGAATAAGGGTAGCTGCCATTGCCGTCACCGTAGCCATTGCCGTAGCCGTCACCGTAGCCATAGCCATAGCCGTCACCGTAGCCATAGCCATAGCCATAGCCATAGCCGTCGCCGGAGCCATAGCCGTAGCTATAGCCGTAGCCATTGCCGAAGCCGTTGCTGCCGTAGCCATTGCCGGAGCCATTGCCATTGCCGAAGCCGTCGCCATTACCGGAACCGAAGCCGTCGCCATTACCGGAGCCGTAGCTGCCGTAGCCATAGCCGAAGCCATTGACGGAGCCGTCACCGTAGCCATTAGGGAGGGTCATTTTCTCAACGTAGTTCCCTTAAAATCGTACAGGTTTACTGATGCTATGATTCCATAGCAAGCTGAGATAGGGAAGGTTTGTACGTCCGACGGGATAAACCGATCAAGCGTTACAGTAGCCCCTGATTCACCCCGAACAACGCCAGGCATACCTTTTCCTCCAGAGAATCCGCCGAACATTGAACACTGATCCATTGCGATATAGCCTTCCGGGGCTTGTACCTCGTTACCGAAGAAATAGAATCCACCAGCAATAATAAAGATTTTCCAGTTTTCCATAATAGTTAAGGTTATATCATCAAATAAGGGTAGCCGTTGCTGAAGCCATTGCTGTAGCCATAGCCGTAGCCGAAGCCGAAGCCATAGCCATTGCCGAAGCCGTTGCTGCCGTAGCCATAGCCGTAGCCATAGCCATTGCCATTGCCGGAGCCGTCACCGTAGCCATTACCGAAGCCGTCGCCGAAGCCATTGCCGTAGCCATAGCCGAAGCCATTACCGGAGCCGTAGCCGTCCATGAGGGTTGGGTTAGTCTTGCATTAGAGGATTACTTTCATCCCCTTCCATGATTTCCTCTACTGACTCCATATCAATCGTTTCCTCTTTGGTCTTCAGGGGATTAAAGGGGTCGAGCCCTTCATAGATCATGTCTAGGTTAAAGCCTTTCTTCTGGACCTCGGCCCAGGCGGTGGCAGCCTCGACTTCCAGTGACTCTTTGGGGTCGGGGATCATGCCGTACTCAGTACTCATGCCGTCACCGGTCTTGGCGACTACCAGGTCGTACTCACGGGGGTTGCCCCATTTCGAGTTACGGGATAATTCCGTGATAGCCTTCAGCAGGAACTTCTGGGTAATCTCAAGCACCTGGACGGATTTGGCGGCGTAGTTCCAGACCGGCAGCGCCCAGAACTCCTTGGGCATCTTCTTCTCGCCGCTCTCCTCGATGCGGATGTCGCCGATGTCGATCTGGTCGCCCTTGTGGAGGCGTACTGGCTTGTTCTGTATGCTCCAGTACTCGAGTCCAATGATCGGGGAGTCGAGGATACGGAAGCGGTTCTCGCCTTTTTGGAACTTCATATAGTGGCCGTCGGACGAGGTAACTTCATAGTCCGGGGGGAGGAATGTGCTTGCCATAAAAATATGCGTTATATGCTGGTAATTTCGGATAGGAGAGAGGGCAAAAGAGTTATTGTGAGATAGGCTTTGAGCTTATGGGTTGGTTTTTTGGTAATGGTTAGAAAGCTCTCCGATTTCTACAATAGTATCAAGCATATACTTAAACTCCTTCATCACATCTTCTGAGGTTGGCTTATGGCCAAACTCCTTCACAATTTGATCGAGCTTGTCGGCGAGTTGGAGGGAGGTCATTTCACCTCCCTTCTCGTCTCCTGGATTCGGTTATAGAGGTCGGCTACCAGAGCCATCTTCTCAAGGAACTCCGGCATCTCCTTGGGCATGGAGTAGCGGTCGTGGATCAGGAGGGTGAGGCCCTCAGTTATCAGGTCGTAGTCTAGGTTGGTCATGCTATTTGTCTAAGAGCCAAAATAATTCACCTTCACATTCATTTTCTTTCATAAGCCGTTCCTCTTCGGCGTTGAACTCTATGACGTTGTAGGTTGAGATCTTACTATTGGTTACCGCCATTCTTAAAGGGCCTCCTAGAGACTCCTGTAGCCCGTTATAACTAGATATGATTTGTTTTATTGCGTTCATGATTCCTCCCAGTACCCGTCGGCGAACCGGTGGCCCTCGCCGTCGTCCTGCGTCTGGTCAACCCAGACGAAGCTTCGTCCATCCTCTAGATCCATATTCATAGGGTCCTCGTAGGTGATAAGGGAGCCATCGTAATACTCCCCGGAATCATCGGCGAGTTCCATAGTCTTCCATACGCCAAATGCTGTGGTGTCCATAAGGATTAGAATTCGCTGGTAAAAATGGGGGACTTCTTGTAGGGCTCGGCGTAGCGAGAGGCTACAGCCTTTTGATACTGCCAATCTTCAAATGCTTCCTCGGCTTCCAACTCCATGATCTGCTTGTATTCATCCTCGACAGCGATACTTTCCATAGCTTGCAGCATTTCGGTTTCCTCATCAAGGCTTGAGGCCGGGGTGAGGGTGAGGTACTCAAACGGCTGCTCAACATCGACGACTGACTGAAACTGTCCAATGCTCATCCCATAAAAAATGTGGTTCATACTGTGCCTTTCGGTTAGTTATATAAGGCTTGCAGCCCCCACCAAGATCCAAGGGGCCTGATGGTTGGTGGGGATTGCCAGCCTTAGCTGGTGGAGTTGTCAAGGATCTTCGCTTTCAATAAATTAACTATAAGCTCATTCGGATACCTTGTCAAGTGGTGCAACAGTTCGTAGGAATAGGCTATAGAACTATATAATCATAGCCCCTTGTTTTGTGGTGCATCACAGGGTATACTGTGGCCTATATGGAACGCAACAAACAGTATTATATTACCTCCTGGAAGGCTCAACTTGATGCAGAGCCTACCAAAGTCGGAGCTATGACAGAGGGAGCTTGGTACGTTTCATGGCTTGGATTACTTTCCAGGTTGTACTGTAATAATTGTATAACTTACGCTGAATATGAGACAGAAATATATTGAGCTGCTTAATGACATTGATAGCGGAGAGCTTATAAACACTGACAAGGTGGCAGATTTGCTTGGGGTAAAAAGAATCACCGTGCAGCGGTTATACAAACGGGGTGATCTTCCTGGCCGCAAGCCCCTGGCTGGTGGATGGATACTATTTGATCGGGAGGATGTAGAGAAGCTCTTAAAAAGGCCCTAGGTTCTTGCGTAGGTGGGGCAAAATGGAGCAAAATGGAGAAAGACAGTAAATTTGTACCTCTATGGCCGAATCGAACATTACATTTGAAAGTAAGAGCGTGGCCTTTAAGACCAACGCCGCTTGGATTATTTTGATTGTGATCGTCTTTGCCTTTAATACATTTTGGCCAGATATTGCCGGAACTTGGTTTTGGGACTTTTTTCATTTTATGCACCAATCACTTATAACTCATATCCGATGACCTTTGGACATGTTACCCTCTTTGACATTGTGGTCAATTCCATAGAAATAATTGGTATGGTATGGGTCTCCTATAAGCAGGACCGGATGCTAGACCAGATAGAGCAGTTACTTAAAAAAGAAGACCAAGAACTTAAACAACTAACTGATATACGTGGCTAGATTACCGAAAAAGAAAACCTGGGAATACTACATGAACCAGCTTGGTATATTCATGGCCTTATTCTTTATTTTGTTTGTGATTTGGATAAACTTTGGCCCCCCGGCTAATTAATATGAATCACGGCATACTTAAGTCGCTCAGGAAAAGTTTTACCCCTTTTGGTCTGGAAATAGTATCCGGAGATCATTGTAAAGTTGTGAATAGCAGTGGCCGTATTATTTATCATTTTGGAGGAAGTCCATCCGATATTAATTTTGCCAGGCAGATGATTCGTGACTTGGTAAGGAGTGGCGATTTACCAAAAAAAGCTAAGAGGATAAAAATATAGGTATACCAAATAGACCCCCGCGTTCTGGAGGGTCTATTTTGTGCTAATTTCGTAGATGAAAGAACTACGATGGCCATCTAAGGGATAGGCATTCAAAGCAAGAACTTCAAGACCTTGGTTGGAAGTATGTACTCAGCGTATTCCTTTAAGCGAAGGGGTGTCAATAGGGAACCAAAAAACCGCTCGGCTTTCGCTCGCAGCGGTAATTTGGAACAGGATCAACATCTAAGGAAGGACGTTTCCATACCATATTACCAGAGTAGACACTTGACGTCAAGTGAATTACCATACATAATTACTTTAATCCTAACAGGATTATTCAATATCTAAGTCCCCACAAGGGAAGAAAGGCGTTTTTTATGCGAAGAATGGTAAATACAAAGATAACGGAGAAGGATTCCTTTTTGGATATGCCTCCTACGGCAAGACTTCTCTATTATGATTTATTAGTTCGTGCTGATGATGATGGATTTATTACTCCTTATCATGTTATACGAATGACAGGGGCTTCTGCTGATGATTTGAAGATACTTATTGCCAAACAATTTTTATACCAATGGAACGATGGAGTGATCGTTTTATTACATTGGCGCGAACATAATAATGTAAAAGCTGATCGTTACCAATCTTCAGAATATTCTCCACGACTTCGTCAGATAGCAAAATTATACGTTCTAGGAGCACGTGATAATGGTTCCAAAATGGTTCCAAAACGGTTCCAAAACGGTTCCATTCTGGTTCCGCAGGATAGGTTAGGTAAGGATAGGTTAGTAGAGGATACTAATACCCCCTTACCCCCTACGGTGGACGGGGTGGAAAATATTCAAGAAATGAAGAATCTTTGGAAAGATTTGGTAGGGACAACACTACGAAATCATGTTGAGGAAAACTTAAAGGCGTATACGTCACTTAAAAAAGATTTTACAGATCTAAATACATTACTTAAAGCAGTTAGAATGATTCGTGCCGATGTATACCAGCCGAGAAATTTACAGAATAAGCTTATAAACTACGTTGGTTTGAAGGAGAAGATTGAAGAGGTTGAAGCATTTATTCAGGTTAAAGTTGACCAGAAACATATTTCTAATTCTAAGATTTTGGAGGCATCATGACCAAGTACGTAACCTTATTTGACGGAACAGAACTATCTTTTCCTGATGAGTCTATGGCAGTTGTAGAAAAAGCAATGACTGATAAATTACCTATTCGGCTCCAAGGTAATTTAGTGAATGGATCTTCCATTGCTAAGATTAGTGAAATGACAAAGAATCCAGAGTACGGACCCCATATAGCGGCTCGCTCATCGTCAATTATGCAGTTAGCTGCAGGAGTATTTGAGGATAAACCTCAAGGTATGTCGGATGAAACACGGCGTAAGATCATGGACACGTTGCGGAAAACAGATGATACGGGAGTTTTGAAGAAGAAAGCGTATTTTGCCTCAAACCGTTTAGCGTACCTGCTGCATGACCCAAAAGGTAAGAAGTGGGGACTTTTGGAGTGGGAACGGTTCAACTCCGAGCATCCAGAGCCATGGGAAGAATATGAGAAGTTGATGGGGCATGAAGAAGCATATAGCGACTTACAGCAAAATCTCCCGGAAGATATTATTGCTTAGAATGGCTTATAAAGGGCTTGAAATATCGTAAAGGTTACATTGTCCAAGTTGTAACGAAACTCACGATTTTGACCCCTCTACGCAATAAACTAGGCCCTTGGCTAAGTGGGGGAGCAGGTGCATTTTTATAAGACGTGTGGGGTGTTGACTATTTTTGCTAATTAGCAAATTATGGAGCTATGACATGCGCCAACTGCGGAGCCACCACATCACGAGTTAAGATTTATTTGGGAAAGGAAACTTGTCATTCCTGTGCCGGATTTAGTGAGAGCGGCGGAGTGCGCACAGACGGGATTATGTCCCGGGAGCGAGTGAGAATGGACGCTGTGAAGTACGAGGGTGATGCGCTAAACCCTTGGGCATATTCCAAGTCTGAAAAGCACTTTGTACCAAACGAGGAGTTTGTGAAACGCCACGCCTCCAACGCCCACAACTTCTTTACGCCGGCAGACTTGGCCAAGAGCCACCCGAAACTTGCAGGAAAGTTAGGGAAGGGGAGAGAGCAGTATGCAGCGGCCGAGGGAGTGGGGGAGAGTGCTCCCGAACTTCAAAAAGTATTTACAGTAGCCTAAATTATCCGGTATGGATACGACAACCCAGAAGAACACTTTGGTAAACGATGATAATGAGGGCTTTGACGAGGTGATAATTTGACGCGCAAGTATACTACGATCTTCAACTTCATTCAAAAAATGGCGTAATGCCTAAGCACGCTACCTCAACCAGCTTCAAGAAGGGACAGCAGGCCGCTCTTGGAAACGACAAGACGGCCAAGCTTTCCACGCTCCTGGAGATAGCGCTTAAAAGTGCAAATACCCGCAAGGAATATGAGCAGGCAAGAACTCTAGGAGCGGCTATAGCTACCGATTTCGCCAACTCATACTGGCAGGCCAAGACCGTCCAGGATAAGAAGGCGGTATTCTCCGAGCTCATGGACCGCACTGAGGGCAAGGCGACCCAGCCCGTGCTGCACGGCGAGGATAACGACCATCCCTTCACTTCCATTTTTCTAAAGCCAGAAAAGCTTCCTGATGATCAAGATCACGGCGACTCCTGATATCCTGGCGAAGTACGACCGCGTCTGGATACCGCATCCCGGACCCCAGACAGAGTTACTACGGCGCAATGAGGATGAGATATTGTACGGCGGAGCCCGGGGCGGCGGCAAGTCCGACGGCGGCCGGGCCTGGATTACCGACCACGTGGACAATCCCCTGTATAGGGCTCTGGTAATACGAAAGAACGCCGGAGACCTTGCCGACTGGGTAGACAAGGCCCGGTATTGGTACGTCCCGATGGGGGCGGTTTTTGCGTATCAGCCGACAGTAATCACTTGGCCGAGCGGCGCAAAGATCATTACCGGCCACCTCAAGGACGCTGACGCTTATACTAAGTACCAGGGCCAGGAGTTCCAGCGAATGCTCATCGAGGAGCTGACGCAGATACCGGACAAGAAGCGCTATGTCCAGCTCATTGGATCCTGCCGCTCAACGGTTCCCGGCATTAGGCCTCAGGTTCTTAACACGGCCAATCCCGGCAACATCGGCCACCAATGGGTAAAGGAGCGCTTCATCGACCCGGCTGTTCCCGGGACGAGGTTCAAGGACGCCACCGGCCGCAGCTTCATCTTCATACCCTCGACCATCGATGACAACCCGACGCTGACGGAGAACGACCCGGGATACGTCCGCTACCTCGACAGCATCAAGGAGACCGACGAGAACCTGTGGAGGGCCTGGCGCTACGGCGACTGGTCCATCTTCGTGGGCCAGGTATTTGCCAAGTTCCGGCCCGACACGCACGTCCTGAACCGCTTGCCTGACGGCGTAAAGCTATCTGACTGCAAGAAGATCGTTGGCTTTGACTGGGGCTATAACGCCCCGGGAGCTGCTGTGTTCATCGCTGTAACGCCAAAGAACCGCTGGGGAGTCAAACACTACTACCAGTACCGGGAGCTCTACCTGACCAAGAATGACCCCGCCGAATGGGCGGCTCGCCTGGCCGAACTCAACGAGATTGACAACATCGACTGGATGGTGCTGCCGCACGACTGCTACAGCGAGGCTCAAGGCCATAAGAGCATCGAGAAGGTGTTCAAGGAATATATGCCTGGACTTAATTTTATCCGCGGAAAGACGCTAAGTAAGGGTGCCCGTCACCAGCGCGTAGCCATCATGCAGTGGTGTCTGAACGCCGACGATAATGAGCCTGAAGGTCCTCCACGCTTCCGGATGCTCTCACGCTGCACCGACATGATACGGACTCTACCTAACCTGGTATACGACGAGAACGACATCGAGGACATCGACTGCTTCGTAACGGGAACCATGATATCTACCCAATCCGGCGATATTCCAGTCGAGTTGGTCAAGACCGGCGATATGATACTCACGCCTGTCGGTCCTCGGAAGGTCATAGTGTGCGGTGAGCCAAAGGAGTCGCCTACCTGGACCGTCAAGTTGAGCAACGGAAGCGAGTTGCAGGGCACACCGAACCATAAGGTATTCGTTAAGGGAAATGGTCTTACTGAGTTGCGATCATGCCTATGTGATGATATACTAGAGACATGGAATACAACATATCTGACAAGCTTACCTCAGTTGAATACAGAGGTATTACCTACCGACGCTATCATGGACGGCGGTACTTCGAACCGAACGGAAGCTACCTTGCAAAGGGGTATACTTCGCTTCATCGCCAAGTCTACATCGACAACAATGGCCTTATACCGGAAGGCATGCACGTTCATCACAGGGACCACGATACGGGCAACAATGACCCTGATAACCTTGAGCTTGTTGAGAAGGGGAAGCATGCGCTACTACACTACCGCGAGCGAGTCCGCTCAGGGGAGCTCCCAGACCACCTGGACAAATGGCGCAAGAGTCCAGAAGGGAAGCGAACCCTCCGTGAGAATCTGGCTAAAGCTCGTGAGAGAAGCCCTGTCCGGCAACTATCGTGCGGTCATTGTGGACAGCATATTAAAACGCAGCACCAGACCAAGCGGTTCTGTTCAGAAGCATGCTCGCATGCCGCTCGGAATGCCGATCATGTCAGAAAATGTCCAATCTGCGGGAATGACTTCGTCTACAAAAACAAACGCAGTGGCCGCACCTGTTCGTATCGTTGCGGTTGGATCCTCAGAAAGACAGCCAGTCTACCGCCTACGGGTTGAGCAGGCCCACCTCTACTATGCAAACGGTATTCTCGTAACTAACACAGACGGGGAGGACCATCTCTTTGACGCGGCGAGTCTTGCGCTCATGACAGAGATATCGGATGCTCCTTCCGGCCGCGTCATCCAGACCAATGTATCCTCCTTATTTAAGCCCACAGAGACCTTTGGACTGTCCCGAGATGGCCTGGTCGTTCCGCGTGACGCCCTGGATGAGCTTAGAGAGAGCTTGCCAAACTACGGTAATTAGCATCATACTGGCACCATGGTAACTAATGACGAACATGAGCCGATTACGGTTCGACTGTCCTACAAACCCTGGGCCGAGCGTCGCCTTAGACCCTTCTACTGTGTGCGCTGCGGAAAGTGCGTCTGCGAGATCACTGGCGACGCCACCGAGATCATTCCCGGCGCTCCGAATGATGAGGAGATAGGGGAGCTCGACATTGCTCACCACGCCCGATGTGGGGGAAACATCCGTATAAGTCACGGCGTACACGTCCGTTGCACGGCAACTTACTATTTCAACTGATATGGAAATCCACGAGCTCACTAAAGAGGAATCTAGGCCCGTAACTACTGTTCCGGAGCTCTCTATCTCCCTGTCCGATTCTGAGCTCCTGGAGCTCATAAAGCGCAAGACCGACGAGTACAAAGCTTGGCTCACGGCCCACAAGATTGACCAGCGGGCTAAGATGAACGTCGAGTACTGGAAGGGCGTCCAGGAGACCAAACGCAAGCGCGGCATGCCTGATACCCTATACAAGAACAATATCCTGCACCGTGACCTGGCCACTCGCGTCCAGAATGCAACCAGTCGCATGCCGGACGTGGTGGTAATGAGTCCCCAGCAGGATGAGGACCCCAGCGTCAAAGAGGACACCAAAAAGATCGAGGAATGGCTGAAGATCCGTATTGACTCCGATGTGACCCGCCGCCTTGCCCAGTCCGCTGTGCGCGATAACCACCTCAAGTTCCGCGGCATCTGGAAGTATCGCTACGATAAAGCCCGTAAGGACGCCGTGATTGAGCGTCTACGTCCTGAGGACGTGGTGCTGGACTCCACCGCTCGCATCCCCGAGGATGGCTATACTGCCGACAATATGGAGTTCATCGGGGAGTGGATGGAAGAGTATACCTCTGTCGTGTTCAATATGTTCCCGGACAAGAAAGAAGAGTTGATGGCCGATCTTTCTAAAGAAGCTGCAGCCGGAGGAAAACCAGCGTCTTCAAAGATCCGGTTTCTGCAGGTTACAGCCCGCGTGTCTGGCAACGACGGAAGCCCTAAGCTCATACTCGTCAACTCCTACAAGGATATCCTACTTTCCAAGTCTCCTCATCCTTTTTGGGACGAGCGCGAGGGAAGCGACATTGAGTTTGGCTTGGTCCCCGAAGAAAAGCTCGACCCAGCTCTTGCTGCCGCGGTTCTGCCAAGCCTTGGCTTGGATGTTCCCCGCCACAAGCCCAAGCGCTTCAATCATTTCCCCTGGCCTCGCATGCCTTACAGCATATTCAGTGGCGAGAACCTTGGCGACGGCCCGATTGACGATACTACCGTGTTTGAGCAGTCCCTAAGCCTCCAGGACATCGTCAACCTGCGTGGAGACCAGATAAGCCAGACCAACGAATGGGCGGTTCCCAAACTGGTTATGGCGACGACCGCCATGACCGAGGCTAAGGCCTCTAAGATCTCCCGCGACCCGTCGGAGATCCCTATGGTCGAGTTGAAGGAAGGCCAGTCCATAGATGGAGTCGTCAAGGAGATCCAAGGCTCACCCGCAAGCGCTGCCCTCTACCAGGACCTCCAGCAGTCTATACAGGCTATTGATGCCCATTTCTCCACCTCAGCTGCTGTACGTGGTGAGGCTGTAGAGCCTGAATCAGGCGTATCAAAGCAGATTAGCCGTGAGGGAGACCTCTCAGCGTCTGATGACATAGCCCAGACCATGGTGCAGCGCTGCGTAGAGGAGGCCGCTAACTGGCTTGTGCAGCTGGCTAAGATCTACTTCGATGATGATAACCGCGCAAGTGCTCCAGGACCTGATAGATCGCTCATTTCTGCCTCAATTAACAACAAGCTCATCCCCGACAATATCCAGATTGTGGTCAAGGCTAACGCTGTGGACAAAATGACCCAGCGCAATATGGCCATGAACCTTGTGAACAGCAAGGGAATCGACCCGATGAGCCTGTACGAGGACCTGGAGTTTCCCAATCCTAAGGAGCGTACCCAGCGCCTCATGGACTTCCTGGCCGCTGAGGCTCAGGGTCCGACAAAGTATCTGCAAGACATTGGAGTTAATGCCGCCGAACCCGCCAACAAGCAGAACGAAGCTACTACTACAGCTCCTGCCGCACCAGCACCGGCCGCACCAGCAGCCGCTGGACCTCCACAAGCTCCCCAGCCTCCTACGGCTCCAGCTCCTGCCGGCCCACCACCGCCTGCGGCTCTCGCACCACCTCCTCAACAATAACGAATCTATATGGCAAAAAAGCGGGGCGGTACGCCCCAGAAGCCACAACCAGACGACGAGCTACTCGCGGTATTCGCACCGGAACCTGAGCCCGTTGGCGTGCGCGAGACCTACGGTACTGCCCTACCTGACGATACTTCCGGCCCTAAGCGCGAAGGCGACGAAGGGGCGGGGCTTACCGCTCTATTCGGGGGTTCGAAGTCGCCACCTATTGATGTAAAGACAGTGGAAAGTCCTCCTGACTTCGGACCCATAGTAAGTTCCGTGGACGAGTACATTAAGGACCAGGTACTGACCGAGATGTATGGCACCACAACCCCATCTGAACATGACAAGATCCAATTAGCCATAAAGAGAATGCTATGACTGCAGAAGAAATGGAAGCGAAGATGGCGCAGCTTGAGGCCAAGAACGCCGAACTTGAAGCAAAGATACCAGCTCCAGTAGCTACAATTGACCCAGACCTACAATACAAGCCTGGAACCTGGAAGGCACTTGACGAACGCGAGACGGCCAAAGCCGAAGCCGCTGCCGTTAAGGTCCTAAAGGAAGCCGAGGAAAAGAAAGACGCTGAGAAGAAACGTCAGGATGAGGCAGTAGCCGAACAGAAAAAGAAGATCGATGAGGCTTTTGAGGCCCTTCAAAAAGACGGGATTGTAGCCGAAGTGAAAGATCGAAACGACCCTAATGATCCAGGAGTCCGTCAACGCAAACAGGTTCTGGCTTCTCTCGTGCGCTCTGGTGGACAACATGTTGACGTTGAGGCTAGAAAGTTTAAGACCGCTTGGGATCGAGGTTTAGAATATGATGATGTTCGTAATGAATTCGTGCCTGTCGGACAAGGTACTAACCCCAACCGTGATGCATACGTCGGCTCTAGCGCGAATCGGGTCGCTACCCCTGCAGCTCCCGGAAAGATTAGTATGAGAGGGGTAGGCGGAGATCTGGACGAGGCTCGTCGCCGATGGGAACTCACTAACGGGAAAATATAACCGCTTGACAGCATTTGCTGTAACGTTGCATACTTAAAGGCATCAAGGCCAAAGAGCCGTATCCCTTCTCGGGACGGCTCTTTTAGTATCCAAGAACCTAATTAGTAAGTGACCATTCATGGCTACGTTCACCGACACCCGGGTAAACGCGATGACGCAGGAATCATTCCTGCCAGCAGTATTTGACCAAGTAATCTCCTCCACCGCGCTGAGCCTTCGCCTGCTTACCAACGGCAAGACCTGGAAGGGCCGCCAGATGGTCGTGCCTATCAAGCTTACCAACAGCAACCAGGCCCAGTCCTTCTCCGGTCTCGACTCTTTTGTTGCTCAGGAACTTTCCACCAAACAGCGCATGATCTTCGACCTGCGCGGCGCCCGCCAGCCGGTCGCCGTCAGCGGCCTGGAAGTCCTCGCAAACGACGCCCCTGAGGACCAGATCATCGACATGATCGAGGAAGCCCTCGAGGAAACCCAAACTGAGCTTATCGACTTCATTGCCGGCATAATGTACGCCTACGGCACTGGTAACTCCAATAAAGACTTCTACGGTATTGGGGCTTACGTTGACGACGGAACCAACGTGGCCACTGTCGGAGGTCTTTCCCGCTCAACCTATCCAATCCTGAAGGGACAATACCTGAGCTCCGGTGGTACCATCTCGCTTTCTCAGATGGCCACCTTATACAGCGCCGTATCAAGCGGATCTGCCCTGTCTACTCCTTCTCTGGCACCTGCTAATCCGACCGT